TTCTCCCCCTCCAAGATCTGTTACGACATCCTGCAAACTGAATGATGTTGTATTAGATATACCCATATTATTTCTCTATTAATTTAAGTACAAGTGATTTTAATTCTGCGATCTCTTTATCTTGCTTATCTACTTTTGCTAGAAGGAAGTCGGTATACCCTACACTCAACAAACCTTCTTCATCCTCATATACCATTTCTGGTGCAACATTCTGAAGTTCCTGTGCGCTCAAACCATAACGAGTGTGCGCTTAGTATCATCATTCTTATAAATAAACTTCCTGATAGTTACAGAATCAACATCCACAATAGACTTGCCGATAAAGTCCTTCTTGCGGTCATTAGAACTAAGTATAAAGTTGTTTGCTGTTGTCGTTCCAGCAAAAACCACATTCTTGGTTCCAGTTGGCATTGTCATTACAAATAAGTCGCTAGGCGATAGTAACGAGAAGTCATTTAACTGTTCCAGTAGAGGTTGATATCGTTATTCCACCACTATCATCATCATTTAAAATATTATTGCAGATTTCTAAACTGACCTATTCACACATTTGCAGTTAATTGTAATTCAATTCACAGGATACATTTAGATCTACACCATCATACCACCACGACAAAACATCAGTACTATTTGCAGTTCCTGTAAGAACAATCTCCCCATTACCTCCATTAGACACTTTTGGTGTTGGAGACATGGTCAGAGCATGTCCCCCAGTTGCATCTTGCGTAAACTTAAGTTTACCGCTCATGCCATCAGTCAAACCAGCAAATCTCACATCTAAATCCTTTGTTAGAACTACCTTAGCGTTAGTCGAGACAGAAGTGTTAATAGTTGTATTACCGTAAACTCCCGTTTTCACTTGTGTTGTTTTCCCGTAAACATTTGCAGCTTTAACATCTCTAGGTACAAGTAAGTCACCATGTGCGTCAAACGTTAAAGTATTTACGCCATCGCCAGCACGATTGGAAGTCTCAAGGTGCAACTCTGTATCTTTATACGAGGCGACATTAACTCCAGGTCTTGTTGAGTATATACTTGCAGTAGAGTTAACCATCCCATTAGAAGCTCTAACACCAAGAATTATTTCAGACCTCCTAGACCCATCATTTAATGAGGTATCTATAGTTAAAGTATTGCGAACAACAGCACTAGAAGCATTTACGTAACCGTAATGTGAATGACCCCTACGAGAGTATAATCCAGCATGATCACCCCAACCGTGAGCAGCATTCCATTCTTCAGAACTACCGCCAGACGCTTCTACTACCCCCACTGCAGAAATGCCACCTCTCGAAGTTAACTTTGCAGCACTTAACGAGTCGTACATATAGAAACCATGAGCAGCCTCAGTACCCATATGGAAAAAATCCCCGTTCAAGCTACCCATCGAAGTCAGCCTCCCAGCAGAACGCAAAAGCAAGGTATTACCATTAGCGGCATCTAAAGTCACTACGTGACTACCAGTTGTCTTAGTACCAGAACCTGTTGTTTGAAGTTTTGTAAGGTTGTTGTATCCTAATTTCGTATCACCAAATTGTGGTAATATCTCTATATTACCATTACCGTCTGTATTTCTAATTAATGTATTCGCATCAGATTGCTCAAAGAAACTTCTATCAGAGCCATCACTTAATCGTCCTAATGAAATAGAACCAGCTACGCCAGTCGTACCTACTGTTATACCACCTGTAAAAGTTGTAAATATATCAGTAGAAGCACCAGCAGAAGTTACCTCTTGAAGAGTAGGAGTGCTTCCTCCACCTGAAGCAACCTCCCATGATGACCCTCCCGAACCATCAGCTGTTAAAACATATCCAGCCGTAGCATTAATTCCCTCCGGTGAAGAACCCAAAGGCGAAACATTAGATGAATTAAAAGTACCATATGAATACACATCTGTAACGGTATTATTACCAAGAGATACTGTGTTAAAACCTTTACCTTCGGCTTCAAAGCCAAATACACTTTCATTCTCTACCCTATTAGAGGATACTTTAGTATTAGTTCCTACATATGTAGAATTGTTAAACGAAATTGTTTGAGAATCATTGAACTCTGTGCCATCTAAGAAGTATCTAGCAGCATCCTTACCTATAGCAATCCAATTAGAACCTTTTTTAGATTTATATCCTGCATGATCACCAATCGCAACCCAATCGTCACCTTCATTAAACACACCTGAGTGTGCTCCTATGGCTGTCCATGCATTACCTATTTCACCTTCTCCACCTGCACTACGCCCTACAGCAGTCCAATCTGAGCCTTCAATGTTATCATATCCCGCCCAACTACCGATGGCTGTCCAACTTTGACCAACAGTATTTGAATATCCTGCAAATGTTCCGACTGCCGTCCATTTATTACCACTAGTGGCATGTAGTGCAGAAGAACCTCCTATAGCGGTCCAAATATTACCTGTTGCAAGGTTAGCTGCACTCTTACCATATCTAGTTGTCCACCCGTCAGAACTACTAGCACCACCAGTAAATACAGTAAAAACATCAGTAGATGCACCTTCTGTTGTAACACTTTGCAATGTTGGAACATCACCATTGCCAAAATTGTTAAAATCGACTCCATCGTTGCTATACTCCCACAAATTTGTGCTTACATTATAACGTAACTCAGGAGGTGTGCTGAGGCCATTATCGGCAATTAATCGCTTATTAGCTATTGCTTTTTTATCTCCAATTCTTAGCTCATTAGTGACCGCCGAGATTTTCGGACTAATGAGATCAATCTTACTATTATCTAGTTTAAAATCTGAGAAATTTCCCGTTTCAAAATCATTTGAAGAAACAAAAAATTCAGTCTTGTTCATAAGAAATTGAACCTCAGACGTACTCATGTTTATCGATTGCTGCAAGAATTCAAAAGAATTATCAGGATCATTACGCACGGATACATTAGCATTAAATATATCTCCCAACACCACCTCTTTACCTGACAAAGTAACATTCTGATCACTAGTCGCTCCTGCTTCTGTCACCTCCTGAAGACTCGATACACTAATGTCTGTTAGTCTAGCAATGCTTTCTGGTATATTCCCATCTACTATCTCGGAACGGATTTGCTCCGATGTTTTATGAATATCGATATTTCCATCATGCGCAAAGATCCAATCGTAAACCTTTTTTAAGGTATCGTACGATTCATTTACACCTCCAAGAATAGCCGATAACACACCATCAGCACTTGTTACTAAATCACTTTGTCGGGCAATACTCTCAGGAATGTCAGCATCTGCAATTTCGGAACGAATTTGTTCCGATGTTTTGTGAAGATTTACATTGTCAATGTGATTGGCATTGGCTAGCTTTTCAGCATCTGAGGTAAAAGCCTTATCGGCCGTTTCCTCAATCATGTTAGCTGGATGAATTAATGGGTGCTCGTACTTGTTGGCTTCCTCCTCAACTGTGTTTAACTTGTTTTTCTCTTCTGTTGTAAAATCATTACTCGTCAACCCTTTACCCGACTCTTTACTTACTTTATTATCAAAATCAACCTGACTTATAATACCATTTTCATATGGAGTAAACTTCTGATTAACAACCTCATTGTTATCTTCACCTAAAACAACTTCCTCTTCTAGTCTAAAAACGTAGGATTTCTGATCAGCCTTTACGTAACAAGTGTACCCATCATAAGCCTTGTCTTGTGCTTCTTCCAGAGTTTCGCATACCGCACCAACAATATTCTCTGTTGTCAGCTGACTCACCCTTGCCAGACTAACAGGAATATCCTCATCGACAATTTCGGATCGAATTTGCTCCGATGTTTTATGAATATCGATATTTCCATCATGCGCAAAGATCCAATCGTAAACCTTTTTTAAGGTATCGTACGATTCACTTACACCTCCAAGAATAGCCGATAACACACCATCGGCACTTGTTACTACATCACTTTGTCGGGCAATACTCTCTGGAATATTCCCATCTACTATCTCGGAACGGATTTGCTCTGATGTTTCGTGAATGTCCTTGTTAGCAATGTGATTCGCATTAACTAGCTTTTCATCTTCCGAAGTAAAAGTTTTATCGGCCGTTTCCTCAATCATGTTAGCAGAATGAATCAATGGGTGCTCGTATTTATTGGCACCTTCTTCAAGGTCATCCAGTTTTGCTTTTAGCTCCGAGCTAAAATCTTCTGTCGACAGGCCTTTCCCATCTTCCTTGTCTACCTTAGCATCAAGAGCCGAATTTAAGCCTGAAATATCATCCATGGCCATTTCGCCATCGGGTAAATCTTTACGATCGACTTTAGCATCTAACAAGTCTTGAAGTTGATCGATTTGAGAGGCTGGAATCTGCTCATCCTTATGGAAAAAGCTATCCATCCAATCCCAAAAATGGAATTGGTTGGGAAAAGCACCGTTCTTAAACCAGTTTCTTATGGTATTTTTTGCTTGCTTAGACATATTATAGTTTAAAGTTTCATGATAAATGCTAATGCATAATATGGTGGTCGATTTTCGTGGGCCTTCGAACTTCCACTCGAATCAATAGAGATTGAATGTGAGTGATTACCTACAGAACCTATAGTATGTGTATGAGTTGCTGAGGATGTGGTTCTTTTCTTATAAAAGGCTCTATTGTTATTTGTATCACTATCACCAGAACCCATACCTTTCTCTATATATTCATAACCATATACCGATCCCGATCTTGCATCATCATGATTACTATCTTCGTTGTAATAAATATCTTTATATGCGTGAGAATGACTTCCTCCAGTTATTGAATGATTATGCCCTCCGGTCGAATTCGATCTAGCAGTATGATTATGAGAAGGCATTTGCTCCTTTGTTAATGAAACCGATTTTGCCCCACCCGTATTTTTAGTAGAATATTCACCTCCCGAACCAACAATAAACCTGTTTCTTAAATCAGGAGTACCATTGCTTCCATTACACAAAGCCCAACCACTTGGGGTAGACGATCCCGACCACATACATATTAATCCTTGGGGGATTTCAGAACTATGTGTATGCGAACTCGCAGGAAAGGTGCTTGGTTTTCCACTTATTTTAGACCATGTATGACCATGTGAACTTGGCGGAAACGTACTGGGTTTACCAGTGGTTTCTGTCCAAGAATGACTGTGTGTACTTGGAGGAAAGCTAGATGGTTTGGATTGTAACTCACTCCAAGAATGCTTGTGTCCCATAGGAGATTTTGTGGCAACTATTTCTGACAATTGTTTCGTAAAATCGCTAGCCATTGCCTGTAAATTATCAATACGAGCCAAACTTGCCCATGCTATTGGACTAACCCCTACTTTCTTACCAAACTCAACCCATCTTGTAAAATATGAATCTTTTTCATTTCCATCTTCGTAAGTAGCAGCATTCTTTTCTTCCCTTATAAGAACACTTTCTTTTTTTGTTCCTCCCTTAAAAGGTAATAATTCACCATTAATTACAACAAAACCATCACTTGCTGCCGATATTGATTCTTCACATCCGGTAAGAATATAATTATCACCTCCAATTGCTGCTAAAGCCTTTATACTTTTAGAATAAGCAGCTTGCATAAATTCCAGTGTATCTGTATTTAGAGGGAAGCCTCCTTCTTTAAAATCTATTTTATTCATATCAAATTTTAATTATTGACTACTATTTTGTAGCGTTTCCCAGCCAATTTATAACTGTTGATTAATGATTTCATTTCATACTCCTGGCTATTACTAAGCTTGATCCTTTCTGGAACAATAACACTAAAATCAACACCTGTATCGGCAAAATCGGTCCGTGGTCTTATAAATTTTTTGACAATAGGATCTCCCTTAGCATTTACCCCAGTATCTACCTCAGCTTTAGTATAAATAGAAACATCCATTTTATCATCTTTAATATAAATGTATAATTGCTGATGGCGCTGACTGTCTACAACTTGTACCTCTCTCAACTCCAAATCAAATCTATCATTTAACACCTTGCTTAGGTAGCAAACCTGAGAATTGTGCTCCAACAGGTACTCAGTATCAGTCTTGTTTTGTATAAATGTCCTATAATTCCTTTTTATAGGCGTCATAAAAGCATTTAACAAGAGAGGGAAGTAATTCGATTTAAAGACAGGGGGGATTAACCATGAAATCAGTTGAGTAAAATTAATATCATACATGAGCAATCCAGTTTATATGTAAATCTTCGTTCTCCAAATTCAAATAACCAGCATTCGGAGTATAATAAACATTAACATCCTCATATTCATGATTCCCAAATCTTGTGTCACAAATAGTAATGTTCGGAATTTTCACACCCTCAGTAGCCTGCAAGGCATCAACCAAATGAGCAATTGTAAACACACCATTAAATGGCAAGTTTTTAATAAATTCCCGAATTGTTTTTTGAATAGGAGCATCATCTTGACCATCTAACCTTCCTCCCTCACTATTCAATATTAACGGATCATAATAAACATCCAAGGTTAATCTCAAGCTATCTCCAGGCTCAGATTTAATCTTCAGAATGACTCCAGCATCCTTTACCATAGACATATATTTTCTAAACGAATTCAATTCGTCATTATTTAAGGGCGTTGGATTCGATGTCCCATCATCTTTAGCCACTTTAATAAAGAGTTCACCCTTTATCTCGTCGATTGCTGAATATTTAATAATTCGCATTGATTCAACATCTTTGGAATTTTCTACATCAATAGGATATTTATCGCTATCTGTTATCAAATCACAACCATGCAGAAAAGCTTTGATTTTATTGTTATACCATCTTAAACTATGAGGCTTAAGCTCGCGGATACTTGTATCAATATCCAATTTGAGCTGATCATACAAACTCTCCAGTGTAAAAATTGCTACGGCCATCATATAGGCCATCAATCCAACCAAATTGGTTTTTGATGTTTGTTCCTCAAAAGATTTTGAGGTATCTAAGTTCATCGCTCCCACTAAGACATTCTGTTGCATGATAGCCTCCGTAATTTCTTTTTTTATAATACCTGTTGATCTTGCCATTGCTTTCTTACTTTAAAATCTAATCCAATTGCCATGTAGCTGATTCCACCTATAGGGTTCTTACTTTCAGACACAACTTTTATTTCATTTTCTTTATAATAGGCCCCAATTTTGGGTTTTAAAACAAGGGGTATTTTGAGTACCTGTCCAGCTTCCAACTCCCAAGAGGGCTCTCTATTATTTGCTTTAGCAATGTCTAGGAAACTTTCTATACTCCCCGTTTCTTGTATTGCTATATCTAACAGGCATTGCCCGTCTTCTACTATTATTTTTTTCATAATTGAGTTCTTTCTACTGATGCACCAAAATGAAAGCCTACAACCGAATTACGCTCCTGCAATAAAGAACCAACAACAGTTCCCACTGCAGTACCAATAACGGAGCCTAAACTGGTTCCGATAGTAACCGCTGTTTGCAGTTCGTTTACCATTTTTAAAAGGAAAAATACCGTTAGTACAGTAATTACGATTTGACAGAAAATTAAAGCAGTAATAAAAATGAGATTCTTATTCATAATGCTTAATGCCAACTTATCGGCTATTTCATGATTGGTTTTAATATATTGCGCTGTGGCTCGTTTTCTATCGTCAACTTCCTGAGAAAAAGCTTCAATATCCAATTCATACATCTCCTTCTCCCATTGCATTTTGGAGTTTTTAATTTCTCCAAGTAATTCTTTGGTTTGCTGTGTTGGTACAACGTCTTTTTTTAATAATTTTTCAAGCTTTGTAATTGCTGTTTTTATAGGAGCACCAGAAGTTGCAATTTCTAACACATCACCTGCTATATTGGGTACAACTCTAACAATTTTGTTAACAAATTTTCCAAAGCCCGTTTCTTTAAAAACTTTCTTTTTTTTCATATGATTATCCTTTTTAAATTAAGATCCTATGTAAGTTGCCGATAAACATTCCCTAGTGTGAGAAGGCTTAACTCATGCTTCGTTTCATATATTTAAAATTAGATATGAGTATCAAGAAGTGAGACATTAGATGAGAAAAATCACTAAATAAATGTTTTCCCTCTCGAAAATCCAGCCTTATGGCTCTTTAGGTGAACTAACCTCTATTCGTCCAACCTGGAATAAAAACTTCCTGATCGGGATTTTTTTCAGTAATAAGGTCGTATTTACGGAGCTGATAATAATTCATCCATTTTAGCAACCAATGAGTTAGTTTGTCATTGTTACGCGTTGAAAACCGAGCGGTTTTAAAATAGGCTTCAGTGGCTTTCAATGTTTGTGCTCCAATCTGCCCATCAACATGAATATCCTCATAGTCTTTCTGATTACGATTTAGTTTGTTCAAGGATTTCTGCAAACAGTAAGCTCCATAATAATGCCCCATATTAACCGAGGTGTCGAAAAGTTCATTGGCTATTTTCTGTGGTAAATGACCGCAGAGCAGTTTGTTCCAAAAATTTTCTTTATAAAAAGACTCTATTAGTGCTTGAAGCTCTTTGTTCGATGCCAATACTTCTGAAAGATGAGTCGATCGTTCATCTTTAATCTCATCAATTATTTCCCATCCTGCCCAAACGGGCCAATGTTTCCGGGCAATGCCATAATAGGTTTCACCTCCTTTATCCTTTGGATGATTGGAATAGCCTCCTTCCTGAATACTGGTTAATTGGTAAGCTTCTTTAAATTTTGCCATCATACATTTATTTGCAGATTAAAATTTTCGTCGACGTCAACTTCAGCCCCACTAAAACCATCATTCTCCAGTTCAATTTTAAGCTCACGTTTAAATTTCGTTAAGCTGTTACTGGTATTTTTAAGGAAACGATTAATTCCAAAACCCAATATGGGTACTTCTCTTAATCCTCCCTTATGAATTTCCAACAAATGCATAATATGTTGTTGCTCACTATCAGCAATTTTAAAGTCAGCATTCTCAAAAATAATTTCACCCGATTCATTTAGTTCTATATCTTTCATTTTGTTTATCTTATCAAGTTCTTCAACTAATGTTTCACTTTTTCGTCTTCAATAGCGGAAAAGTCCTCTGTAGCAGGTGAGGTAATAGCTATTAACCCATTTGTTACAGATACTGAACCTTTTTGAGGAGGATCAAAAATAAGTTTTGAAAAACCATCGAATATTGCATCTACCCTGGCTGTTAACTTCTCCAATTGTGTTTTGAGTTCCTCAATTTTGATCAAACCTCCCAAATTCCCCTCATTAAAAACAAAGCCCTCCTTATTTATTAATAAGGATTGATCTTCGATATTTAAGCTGATTTCTTCAATTTCGGAGCAGGCTAAGAGGAAGGCTTCGTTCACATCATTTTCTATAATTGCCAGTAAAACTGAACTTTTTAGTTTAGGTTTTAAAACCAAGCGATCTGTGTATTCTGCTATGGTGGCATTTAATCGCACTCCAAACAATTTTGGAGCATCTTCACGAACGACAGTGCAAGTTTGTTTCTCAATATCAATGGATTCAACTTGCCCAATAAAAACCTGCATGGGTAAATGTCGTTTTAGACTCAGGTCTATTAAACGCTGAAATATTTCACTCATAATATTTGTCTTATTGTCTTATTATTTTTTATCACCCATCTCTTCTGGTATCCTATAAGAAAGTGTGTTGATTCGTTCGAAATAGGCATTACCCCAACGGATTTTAACCGATTCAATCAGATATTTACCTTCACGATCTTGTTCCAACTTATCAATAATCTTAAGCGTGTCCCCTGCTTTTGTTAGAGGCTGTCCAAAACCTGTAATGCTACCCGTAAAACCATCATACACCAATTTGCTATATTCGGCCTTAGCTAGTTTCTTTAATTCCTGTTCATCTATATTTCCAAAGTTTAAAGTCTTTGTGGTCGCATTCTGTTCTGTACCGCCTTCTTCTATTTTAAGTTTCGTTCCATCGGGCAAATTCGCGATAGCCACAATTTTTATATCTGAATCCTTCGCAGATTTATACTTCAGATTATTTTTCTTGATATTACGTCCATACTCATAAGTATGAACATTAACTGAATCATCTTTAATATTGTTGGCAAAATTGCAATACAGCTTAGCATTTTTGATGTAGGTAAACAAGCCAAATTTTTGCTTGAGATCCATAAACACCCTATACGCACTGGTAAAGTGAATAGAGTATTTACCTAAATTTAAATCTGGACATATGCAAGGCATGCCACCGGCAATACTCTCGAGTACGGTTCGAAGATCAACTCCATCCCAGCTTTTAATAAAGGTATCGTCCTTAAAATCATGCATCTCATCATCAATATGAATCTTAATGGGAATACCGGCTTCTATCTCTCTCACATAGCCTGTAAATTCTTCAAGCAGTTCATCGTTATACCCTAGTTTAATGCTTACCTCTTGATTTACTTTTATATTTTTCAGGACAGATTCTCCTAATTTTTCTCTATACATTCGAGGCAATACAACAATGGCTGAATCAGAAAGTTCTACGACTGTTTGGATAATCTCACATGAGTGAATTTCATTGAAAATGATGTCCCCAATTTTTACTTCTGCTACTAAATTTAAATACATAGGTTCTTATATGTCGTGATCAAAATAATCTTCATTTTTTTCATTCGGAATTCAGCAAAACCAAATCCCCATTAAGTTCATATTCCTATTCTTCTCCTTTCAAACTGTATTCAATCGGATTGATACTTTTAGCTGAAAGGGTATATTTCCAAGTATCCTCATAGCCTTCTACACCCGACAGGCCGCTCAAACCAGTGAAATAAAGACATTTAATGCCAAGCTCGTTAAATATTGGTGATACTACATTGAACTGTGTACCCAACTCAAATACCTCGTGAATTTTTTTCAATTTATCGGCAGGATAATGATGCTTATTCATATCGATGATGAGGCCTTGCATTTTTATATCCCATGATTTTAGTCCATAACTTTCGACCACTTCCCCATCGCTACCGTTAATAGCCGTGGTTTTAATATTTTTACCTCGAGAAAAACTCAAAATTGGTGGTGGAGCAAACCAATCTGTATCAACGGGTGTTGATTTTTCAGTAAGTTTATCTATACCAACATCTTCCAAAACACCATAGTTTCCACCTATAAATGGAAATTTCCCAAACTTAAGTGGTGAACCTGGTTTCTCAGGTTGAATTAATTCTAAAGTTTCAAACTCTTCTGTTTCGCAGTCAAGCAAATTAATATTATGATAGAATCCTGAATTGGAAAGACCAATCCCACCTATTTTCCCCAGTGCATTCTTAGCCGCAAAACCGAATGCACTTTGAAATCTATTTGCCAGGTTAATAGTATACTTACCCATTTTTCTCTTCTGGTTTTACGTTTAACATACCTTGCTCAAACAGCCAGTGTACCTGCATATACTTTTCGAACCATAGCTCATCGTCTAAATCTTCGGGGAATTGTATGTGCAGGTAAAGGCTGATTAAAGCATTGCCTTTTCTAAAAAAATCGCACTCTTCCCGATTGTCAATCCCGGGAAAGAGCTCTAGTAGTTTTTTAGGATTGCTTTTCTAACCGGGATTAAACTTGCCACTGCATCAAAAGCCGCAAAGAAAGCATCGTCACTGGCTTTTACAGCTTCTTTATTCGAAAGCACACAAGCATTAATCATAACTTCTTTTGCTTTGTCTGGGTTTTTATCTATCCATTTCTCAAACTCCCCCAGAGTCTTTCTGTCTGGAACACGAACTACGACTTCCATAAAATCTTCCCCATCATCGTCAAGCGGTAATGATGCCACCATGACTTTCTTTTGTCCATAGCGCTCTTTCCAGCCAGTCATCATTTCTGTGCTAACACCTTCAGGTAATTCTACTTTTACTGTTTCTGTTTTTTTCTTATTTTCAACCATTATATTTGATTATTAGTATGATTCGTATTCTTAATTAATAGTGCGAACCAGGAGCAGAACATTGCTTCGTATCAATGTCTAAACTTGTGTTCTTCACTCAATGCAGGAACATTCTTATTGAGCAGAAAAACTCAAAAAAGGAAGGAAACTCCCGATTCGCACTGGTCCTGTCTAACTAATGTTTAAGTTGATTTAAATATTATTGTACTTAATATTTAAAACAAACATCTCAAATTGTTTGCTCAAACCCATTTCACCTGTTACTTCACGTCCTTGTTTCTGAAACTTACACGTAATCGTATCATTGATGATTTCATTATACTCATCAGCGAAAGTCACATTAATATCGAAAGGCTTGATGCTTAACAAATCACCACCTGCCGCTTTTTCGATAGCCACAACCTCGGTCATTGGTAAAGTAACGGTACAAGAGTCTTCAATTTTGCCCGTACTCCAAGAGTGAGCCTTTCTTTTTAATGAATAATTCTTTTGATGTTCCTGAGTTGTTTCATAAGTGATTTCAGTAATTTCAACATCAGGATTACCTAACATGTTAACAATTACATCACCAGAATCATATGCTTTTCCGTTTTTACGAATAGTTGCCATTATAAATTGTTTTTAAGATTAATAGAGCCTTTGATTTTGCCAATAGTCCCGTAAGGAACCAGCTCGAAAGATGCGATAAGTGCTTTATCGCCAGTTAATAAATTAGAATTTGGATCGATTGTTGTTTTTCCTTCTGAGATTTCGCCGTCAGCCTTCATTTTCTCAAATACAGTATCGCCTAAGCCTTCAAAATACTTCACCACACCAATCGGTAATTTTCCTGTTTTAGGATCAACAGGCTGAACCGTTTTTACTTTTGGTAAAAGTGCGGTACGTAATAATCTCGATGCCTTATCGATAGTCGCACCATAAGCCACCGTATGCTCGTTAATATTACCTTCTGCATCCAAAATTTGTTCCACACAAGTGTGATCGTTATTCCAACGCAAGCCTGCTAATCCAACTTCACGAATCGGGAAAATATACCCTTTTGCATCAAGAATCTCCCAGTCCGATTCTACATCTGTAATGGGTGTAATTGAAGATAAACCTCCAATCATAAAAGCATCCTTACCCGCATCGGTAATATTCATACTTTCATTCTCTCCCAAGTTTTGATTGATCTTTCCTTTTACAGAACAGCCCAATACATTACCTACAGCAGCATAGTTCCCGTAAAACGGTGGCAATAATGCACCATTTGAAGCCAATTTGTAATCCTGACCAATAACCACACTCACCTTAGGTGCCTTTGTATCAGGAATCTTAGTTAAATCGGCTACAGTCGAAGCATCGCCTGAATAATCACGTCCCTCCAAAAAGATGTTCAATGGTCGATGATTTTCGTAACACCAATCAGCAAAAGCTTGGGCCTTTGGAATGGCAGCAAACACATCATCGTTAATTCCAGCTGTAGCAGCAGGGCTACCTTCTGTAGCAAGAGTAAGGCCTAAAGCCAACTTTCTGATTTCGCCATCAGCTTCGTTAATCAGTTTTTTTGCATACGGCTGATC